CTAGGATTGCGACAATTTACAAAGTCACAAAAGATGTGGCCGAAAAACTAGCCAGCGAAACAAATTGCTTTGTTTGTGAAAAAGAATTTAGCGACCCTAGAGATCGACACATAGATCATTGTCACAAGACCGACAAAGTTAGAGGCGTTCTTTGCTTTAACTGCAATGCATCACTTGGTCATGTGAATGACAATCAAACTAGGCTTGCAAAGCTGATCGAATATTTAGCAAAGCATCAGAATGGCGCTGCTGACATCAAGAAGGCAATCCATTACCTAGAACTGTTGCTTGAGTTGGAGTATAAAAATGAAATTCCGTAAAAAACCCGTAGTTATTGAGGCCATGCAGTTTTGGGCTAACACACCAGAAGGTTGGGCTAATGGTGTTTACAGAGATTCCACATCACCAACTGGCTATGCCATTGAAACGCTGGAGGGTTGTTACCAAGTGACCGAGGGTGACTGGATTATCACTGGGGTGAAAGGTGAACAGTACCCTTGCAAGCCTGACATCTTTGAGATGACCTATGAGGCTGTTGAATGACCCCACTACTGTTTGATGTATGTCGTTGCGATCCAGAAGTGGTGGACAACTACTGCAAGAACTGCAAGCGATGGCTCCAACACCCTGAACAGGTATTGGGGCCACGCACTCCGATTGTCAGCGTAGAAACAAGCGCATCAGAGGCTTGCTGCTACGCTCCAATCAGTTTGCAAGAACGTCCAAAACGTGCGTGATATGTTTGATGCGGTCATCTAAGCCAATTACGCCGCCATTGATCTTCTTGGTCATGGCGGTGTAATCTTTTGCGTCAGCCTCTTTATTCAAAGTGCGCTTGTTCCAAAACCATGCGGCAGTCAAAGCAGCGTACTTGAACCCGCAAACAAGGTCAGGACTGCTCACAAAATTTTCACCCAAGGCATCACTTGCCAAACGGTAATTGTCTTTGCCGGTCAACTGGATAAGACCTCGGCCTTTGTACAGGCTTCCTTCCTCTGTTTCCTCAGTGCCGTTACCCATACGGCCACCATAGACCTTGTTGGCAATCTTGTCGGGGTTGCGATGGTACGGTTGAGCAGCTTCCAGTGTGGGGAATCGTGAAGGCCACACACGGCACAGACCTTCAGCAGAGTAGTTCAGGTTCTCTTGCAGCGTCTTGAAGTTGCCAGACTCATGAGCGCATTGACCGATGAAACCAGCCATCCGCAAGGGCGTGTTTATTTCGTATCGTTGCATGGCCTCATTCAAAGGCTCCAGCCAGTCTTCAGAGATGTGCAGCTCTTTGAGTTGTTCAGCAGTAATCATTTGACACCTTTAGCAAGAGCAACGGTTTTGTCTTGAGAAGATTTTGATGACCCGAAATAATAAGAGAGCACTTGTTGAGCACTTGCAGTCATAAAGCCAAGAGCAAAAATAATCAATTGCTGTTGCTCTGTTGGAACAATCTTGAACAGCAAGATTCCGACAAACATGTAGGTCAGGGCTACGGTTCCAACGGCAAGAATTGGCATGACCAGTTGTGCAAATCGACTGCCGCCAGCAGCAGCCAAACCAACTTCACGAACCCTTGCGCTGTCTCGATCAGCAGATTCAGCTTTGAACTGAGCTAAGTCGATCTCCGCAAGTTTTGCAGCAGCATCCGGGTCCGCTTGGAGGGCTTGCGTAACCGCTTCAACCGTATCCTCAACACCCATTTTCTCAGCAATTGCTTTGACCGCCATGCCGCCCAAAGGACCAGCAACAACAGTTGCAAGTGCTGGTGCAGCAGACTTAAGAAGAGCGAGTAGTTCATTCATGATTTAGTCCCACATTGGAATTCACGGCAGTAGTAAACGATTTCAACGCCAACCCACATCAGCACAACAAAGACAATGGTTGCAAGCGTAATAGCTGTCCACAGTTCGATGTCTTCTTTGCGTTTTTTACGGGCTTGTTTAGAGGCATCAGCAGCCCTACGGCGTTGCGCTTTGTCATCTTCGTCCATTTGCTGACGGCGAGTGACAATCTTTTCCCATACGTCCATGTGGTGCGGAAAGAACAAGCCTTTGACCTGTTCTTCAAACTCTCTTGCGCCTTCAATGGCAAGCTCAAGTTCAACAGCTTTTCCCATATTGGAGCCACTGAATCCACCAGTCTTGACTTCTTCAAGCACTTTGACAGCATCAGCTTTGGCATCGAAATATTTGCCAAGCACCGGGCCAAGGCTGCGAACATCGTCAACAGTCTTAGCCGCCTTTTTGACAAGGTTTACTGCGGCGCTTACCGCTGCTAGAGCTGTTAGCGGGTCAATCATCGCATCACCTCAAAAATAATCTTTACCGTCCAGACGGCTATTCCGACAATCAACATTGCCGCGACAAAAGCCTCGGCAAAGTCTTTCATGCCTTGTCGGCCTTGCCGTCCAGCTTGTCAAAAATCTGCTTCAAGATGGATTTGACTTCAGCAATGTCTGATCGGTAGTCATCTTTGGCGACATAAACATGTGGAAGATCATTCACTTTGTCTTCCAGCTTCTGAATCGTGCGAGTCAAGCTGTTGATGAGATAGATCGCCAAAAACCCTGCAACGGATACTACGATATTGAAGAGTTGTTGGTTGTCCATGTCAATACTCGACTGAAAAGTTGCCAGATTTTACTCTGGTTGCGCGTCAGCAGGCAACGGTTGATTGTTCTCTGCCAGCAAGGGAGAATTCCCTGCGTCTACCCACTTCAGATAGGCAGCGTAGTCTGTGTTGGCGGGGTCGAAGGGGATGAAGGCGTTGTCAGCGAGGCGCTTGATGCAGGTTGCTGCGCCCATTGGGGTGTCGGGGAGAAGTTGGTACATGATTAAAGCTCCGCTGATGCTGTTACAGACGTAATAACACGCGCCGTTGTGGTGTCGCCTTGCACAACGCTGGCGCGGTAGCTGTAAGTGGTCACTCCGCCTACGGCGGGTGATGACCCGCCGTCCCATGTTTGCGTTATTGACGGAGCTGCGCGCATGGGCACTGGAAAAAACACCTGCGTAAACCTGCTTGTATCTAACGACACCCGTACGTACCCATCAATGATGCAACTTGTGTTTGCCCAATAATACCGCTGACACATCATCAGCTCACGTCCGTAGTCACGAACATCAAATGCGGTTGCAACAGACCCTGCTTCCAGTTGGACTCCCGTGATGTAGAAGGTGGCTCCGTTTGTTGTGCCAAGCCCTGTGGAACCTGCGGCTTTTGTAGCCGTTCCGCTTATCCATGCGTTGTTTGAGGCTGCTGTGGACGATGCGCCTCCGCCAAAGTCAAAGATGGCAGCGATGCCAACTCCGTTGGTCTTCAGCCAAGTTCCTGCCGTGTCACCAGCAATGGTTACTGACTTTTGTTCCCAAGTGTTTGCGGCGTTAATGGTGTAAGTTGTTGCGTAACTCTTAGCTGTGTTGTTAGAAAGAACAACAGAGAAAACACCCGTGATGCTGGACTTGACCCAAAAAGAAACAGTGACAGTCGCTGCTGAAGCTGTGCCGAAACCCAAATCCGCAACGTTGTTGCCCTCCACGTACTGCACAAGATATGCGTAATTAGACTGCGTGGTGTTTGTTTTTGTAACGGCAAGCGAGTTAGCAAAACCAGAAGGCGCCTCTGAAGATTGCTGAATACTGTAAGTCTGGTCACGCCACACACGCCAGCGGTCAACCAAATAACCCTCAGCAGTTACCGCCGCCCCAGCATTACGCTGGTCAATCCGCATGTCACCGTTGATGATGCGGTTGCGAAAACTAAATGTTGGCATTTTTACTGTTGAATAAGCAGATGCGCTTGACGCAATTAGCATATTTCCAGTAGCACCAGCGGAAGACAAAGCTGTTCCACCGTTAGCAACAGGTACTTGGTTGTAAAGGTAGCCGGAGGCATTAAGTTGCCCGCTAGTATTCGCGCCGTTTGCAAGCTGCGAAAGGTTGAATGCCTGTGTCATTTAAGCGGCTCCGTTTCGGTTGTAGGTTTGCTGTGAAAGCACGTTTGTATTGTATGTTGGGGTTGTTGCCAAAACAAAATCTCCAGCTCCTGTTATGTAATCCAAGCCTGACACTTGCAATATTCCGGTATTGTATAACTCAAAAGAATCTGGGTTGTAAATAAAATTGTAAGTGTCTTGTCCATTTACAGTGTTAGTGGAAACAATAGCTGGAGAGCCGTTAGGTACTCCAAGGTTGCTGTTGGCAAATTGAATTATTGTTAAAGTTCCAGATGCAACACTTGGGAAATTCGTGACCGCACCAGCGACCAAATCATAATCTTGGTCGTTTACGATGCCCCCGTTTAAGAACAACAATTCCGCACCACTATAAATTTGGAATTCAGTTGGAATCCAAGATGATGCAGATGACAATGAAGTTGTCCATCTGCTAAATGACGGATATGTTGCACTGACTGCTCTAGCTCGATAAATTGGGGCCGCAGCAACTGATGTGAAATTTGATGTAAATGTAATTTGCTTTGTGCTGTAATTAACACTTGACACCGTGTATTGCGTTGGTGTTCCTGAATTGCTAAATGTTAACTTGTCTCCAGCACTGATTTTTTGATATGGCAAATTGCTGTAAGTACAAATAGAAGTGCCCGAACCACTCAAGTACGTCATTCCCAATGATTCGTAATACACAGCACTTGCATTCACAGACCTAAATGAAATTATTGAAACATAGTTCCCCAAAACACATGGCGATGCCAATGTCACCGTAGTGCTATTTTCTGTGTATTCAGTGGTGTCAAGCAAAACACCGTTTAAAAACACCAAATCTTGACCAGTGATATATCCCGCTTGTCTTGCGGTTGGCGTAAAGACTGTTTGACCTGAAGTGGCGGCGACCTCATAGCTTGTGTAATAAAAGTTGTCTGGCGGAACAAGTCCAATCACACGACCATAAACATCAATTGTTAAATTTGCCGCATTGCCTGTGTAAGTCGTATCGCCATTAGGAAAAGTCAAAAACGATTGAAGTTGACCAACCAAAGTTCCGTTAGCGTTGTTGACAATTGAAAGCTGTCCTCCGCCAGTTGATGTGGTTCCCGTCCGAGTTAATTGACCTGTTCTCAAATCCAAGTCAATCCAATTTTGTCCATCAGGCAACGCAGACCAAATAGTGTCATCAAAAGTAGATGACGGAACATACGCACCAGTTCCCGCAGCATAGTTTGCAGGGGCAATGCCAAAACTAAAAAGACGACCTGTCCTGTTAATAAAGCACAATTTGTTTGTTGAGGCAAAAGTCGGCGATGCCGCAAACCATGTGTAATCAGATGCAGTTGTGCTGTACGAGGTTGAGTTGCTATTAAACAATCCATAATAACTTTTGCCGGTTGGATTGCTGTTCATTCCAACTCCAGTAATTGAATCAGCATACGAGACAATCAAATATCTTTGAGAATATGTGAATGTGGTTGGCCTCCAATTAAATACAGCAGATGAACCAGAAAATCCACTTGCGCCAAAACTGTTGACATATTTAACGCTGAAATACCAATCACCTTGCGGCAAATTAGTAACAGTTACAACACCCATAGAACCGCTTGGTGTGTATGGTTGTCCAGCGGGATTGATTGCAGTTGTGCCTACAAAGAATCGTTGCGTGTCACTAGGCGATGAAAACGCAGAATAATAAACTTCTGCATATTGAACAATTCCATTGCTTGACGCAGTAACAGCAACATCAAAAGATGGCGTAAAAGATGACAATTGAATGTTTGTAATTGTTGGCGCGTAAAGAGTTCCAAACGTCAACGGAGAGCCAATGCCTGTGTTGGGGGAAGGAGCGAACTGAGTTACCGCGATGTCATCATAAACAGACGGGTTGTATTCCATCAATGTCAATGATGTGGTCAGTTGCCCACCTTGCTCAAAGTTTTCAACGACTTGACTGACTCGAAACACCTTTGCAGCCCAACCATAATTGGTGTTTGTAACTGTCACAAGATCGCCAGCTTCAAGCTGAAATCCAGAGTAGTTAATGGTCAGTTTGACCTGCAAGTCTTCACGACCAGACTCAAGGAAGCGGTTTGCCAAATACTGCGCTCGAACACTGTTGTTCACCAGCGGCAATGAAATTGATTGCTTGTTGACAGGCTCATTTGGATACATCAATGAAGGATTCAAAACAGCCAAGTTGTATGTTGCTGTGTTGAAGGAATCGTTATCAGTACCATCAGGGAATTTGACTTCAGCAATGTTGTAACTTGACACCATATCTAATGGCGTGACTTGAATGGACGAAATGATGTTGGAGTCGTTCAAATCCATTGCATACGAATACGATGGCGACTGAACAATCACACCCCAAAGACCTGTAATTTCGTTGTACTTCAGCAGGCAATCGCAACAAGTTGCCATTGACTGCAAATTGTTCATAATGGATTGGTTTGTATCAAGAACACCATCAAATCTGAATCTTGCTTGCGTAGCCGTACCACCACCGGATGGCGTGTATGTGTAAGCTCCAGCACTGTATGTGTTCAGTGCCGCCAAACTTCCTGCATCAATTCCAACGACAGGAACTGCTGCGCCATATCTGGTTGATGTGAGGTAATCGTAAAAGCAATCACCCGGAGCGTTTCGGCTGTTGGTAAGTTGAAATTTTGTTGGTTGAATTCCAGTCAAGTTTGCTTCTGCGTTATATGTAATTTTTATGATTGCAAAAGCACAATTGGACATTAACTTTGAAGAATCCCATTGATAAGTCAACGCGGAATCTTGCATCACTTGAATGGCTGTCAACGATGTATTGACTCCAGAAGATGAACCATTGCGATACAAGTACATGAACAACTTGCCGTTGACATTGGTTTCTTGTACGCCAGTTGATTCATCAAGCAATGCAACAACTTTGGTCAAGTCCGTGCCGTCAAAAATACATTTCTTCCCACCAAAGTAAATATCGCCAAATGTAAAAATATCCGGGGTTCCGCCTGTTTCTGTGTTGGTTACTTCAGAAAGAGAAAGAACGTAATATAAATTTTGGTTGTCATTGGTAATGCTTAAATCAGTAATAATTCCACCAACGTAAGCAGACCCATAAATCACAGGTAGCTTGTTATCGCCAGCAGGTGGAGCTTGAGTTCGACTTCCGGGATTTGAGGCATTTTGCAAATCACCCACGTTGCCACTATTTACGTTTGGCGCAAATGCCTTGCTAATAATTGTAGAAGCAACAAGGTTGATTGCAAATGCTGTTACAGCCAAAGCCGTTGCACTTGCTCCAACGCCTAACAAAAGTGGTGCAATAATTGAACCCGGCATTTAGATCACCCAAAATTCTTCAAGTTTTTGAAACCCATATCGACCGTAATCAAGGTTGGGGCTGTTGACCATTTTACTGATAAAGAAGTTTGTCACTCGACCGTCTTCTTTCATCTTGATTGCCTCCTCAAGATACTTTGCAAGCAAGCGATAGCCAGATGTTCCGTTGCGACATTCTTGCTTTACAAAGTAAGCAAACTCTGTCAGCAGAAAATGCTTTGGCGACCAAAGACTTGGCATTACTCCAGCAATCAGCATCCCCTCAATTTGCTCTGTTTCGGCAACCAACACAACACCTTGACCGGCAATCAAATTAGAAAGCATCTGCTTTACATACTGCTGGTCATCTGCATCAGACAAAAATCCATATGGCATTTCAGCGCGATACTCCTTGAGCAATTTAATGATTGCAGGAATGTCAAATGGCGATGCGTGACGAATGTTAGGCCGCATTTTTTCCAAACGCATAATTGATTGTGGAAATAAAGTTGACGCGATTCATTGAGGTGTCTCCGGGATTAACCGATTGCCATGAGTTGTCATTGGTGTATCGTCCAGCAGTTCTATTTTGCAAGATCAATTGAAAACTGGATGCGCTCAAAGTAACCGCGCCAGTGTATGCCCTTACTTCTTCCGTCCATTGCTCAGATATGGAAAAAGAATTTACATATCCGTTGAAATACTGATAAAGACCGTTGTTGCCGCCAGAGGTTGTCCACGGAATTTCCGTAGCCAAAAAATTCTTCCAATCTACGGTCAAAGAACTGTTGTTTACCCATTCAGCATAGCTTGCTGTCAAAAGCTGATTGTTGTTATCAAAAAACCCATGCCACAGTTGAATCTGTGAGCCTTTGATATTTGAATTGAGCACCAACCCAAGCATGGCGGTATCAATTCCAACCAGCGTGATGGTTGTTTCGTTGGCTGTGCTTTTGATGTCACGCTGCGCTTGACTGACTTGCACAAGTTGCCCAAGTGCAGTAAATGTTCCAACGCCAGCAACAGTAATGTCGTAGGGTGCTGTTGAAAAGTAGTACGTGCCGGATGGCGTTGTCAGCTTGAAGAAGTCCGCATAGCGAACAACATTCGTGTCAGCAACTGGCAAAATTTCATTCATAGCACAACCTCAATTGCACCAAATTGACCATCCCATTGGATGAAGCTGTCGTTTGTCATTGGAACAAGAGTGTAGGTCGGATACTCTTTTAGCACAACAGGAAATGTCACGCCTGTATAAGCGGTTGCGCCAAAAGTCACAGTGCCGTATTGCCCGATAACAGCCGCCACAGGAGATAAGACCGTGCTCATGAGTGTGCGATGAACAGGGATGTCAACCGTGGTCAAAGCGCCTCTAGTGACGTTTGCAGTGGCAATGTAAGAATATCGACCAATCTGGATGAAGTCGCCAACCTTGACAATGAATGAACCAGCGCTGATTGCTGGCAAAGAGCCAAGAACAATTGTCTTGTTTGCAGACGATGTTTGAACTTGGCAAGCAGCAACTTGCGGTCCAGTCATGTCGCCTTGATAGAGAATGTAGTTCAGCCATCCAGTTGAACCAAAATTCATGTACTGCTCTGTGATTCGGTCGGCTTCTCGCAAGGCCGAAAGTACCCCACGGTTTTGCGAGTACAACAAATAATTCATTGGCTTTATGCCAAATTGGAATGGTTGTGTTGTCAGAATTTCAGAAGTGCTGATTCGCATATTCCTTGACATCATCTGACCAGCAAACTTGTGATCGTTGATGCTGACAGACTCAGCCACAGAAAGAATTGTTTGAAGACTCATGATTTATCCAATCTTTCAATTAGCTCATGCGGTACAAAATGAACGTGTTTGCCGCAGTACGCCGAATTTGGAAGTTGGCAGAACCACCGATGGCAATCATCAAAGAGCCTAACGATGTTACGCCTGTGTTGACGGCCATAGTGATTGGTCCACTTGCGGTGTTGATGACCGTAAAGTTATAACCCAAATTCACAGCAGACCAAGATGCCAATGTCTCAAGCGTTGTACCAAGGGGCATAGTCAACGTGTACGTTGTTCCTGTTGTGTTAATAATTTGACTTCGAATGTTGGCATTTGACAATGTTGCAGCCGCAGCAATAGACGCTGGCGCTGGAGCCCACGGCAGTGTTGCCCCAGAAATGTTTTGCAAATTTCCATAAACATCAATGTCTGTAATTGATCCTGATACAGCCGAACCAATGGTGATGTTTGTGGTTGAGCCAGAAACACCAGAAGTTCCAATGTTGATGGTCTTTGTTGCGCCAGAAATTGTTGCACCAGAACCAAGACCGTAAGTTGAAGTGGCAGTTGATGAGCCGACTGTTGCTGTTGCACCAGTAGTTGTAAATGTGCCACTAAATGAAGTTGTGCCAGTAAAAGTCTGCCCCGTATTTCCAAGTGTTGCCAACGTACCACTTAGGTTTGGCAAAGTGTATTGCCGTGTGGTTCCAGTTGTGATGCCACTCATCACAAACTCAGCCTTCTTGGTATTGTCAGTCGGGTCTTCTAGCCTGAAGGTGTAGTTGACCTCCATGACCGTACCCGTAATGCTAAAAGCATTGTCGTAATACGCAAAGTTTGCATCCAAATTTGCAAGAGGAATTGCAGTGGTTGCAGATGCAAATGTATTTGGGACTGTCATGATTTATCCTTAACGTGACATTGGGATGCTGCGGTTTGCGCTTTGATAAGCAGCAAACACACCTTGTTTATTTTTAGCCAAGAACTGAAGTCCCGACTGCGTATCAATGGCGTTCATGTTTTGAATGATCGGACCATTGTAGTTAATCGTTTGGCCACCCATGCCACCCAGTGCATGATTGGGGATGATTGTTCCAGCAGTACGAGGAACAAACAACTCAGGACCACGTTCACCAACAACACTAACCTTGCCGACAGGCGGATCGCCGCCATCAGCAAAATACCCGCCACCCGGTTTCATCGTTGCGGCATTGCCAACAGAGCCTACGCCAACACCAGCAAAAGCACCAAACATTGACCCAATCAAACCACGAACAAGTTGCATGGCTTGAATTTTCATCTCCATTGCCAGCATGTCTTGAATGACACTGCGAGTAAAGTCTTTGACTGAGAACTTGCCAGTCTTGACAAAGTTGTCAATGGCAGAAGACATGTTGCCCCACACACTGTCAAACACTTGCTGTGTCTTTTGCATGGACTCTTGAATGCTCACGTTCATTTTTTCCAGCGCTTCTTGGCGGTCAAGTTGACCAGTCAAAAAGTTTTCGTCTGGATCACCTTCAATTTCTTTGCGCTGCTGCGCATATTTCAAAGAAATCATTGCCAACTTCTGTTCTTTTTCTGAGGCGTAAACCAGTTGATACTTCAACTCAAGGCGCTCTTTCTCAATCTCCAGCGAACGAGTAGAGCCTTGAGCATCCGTTCTGAGTGCGGCGCGGCGATTGTCTTCAGCAACTTCTGCGGCTGTGATTTCCTTTTGGGTACGCACAGACTCTTCGTATTCGGAAAGCATGTTCTTTGTCCGAATCTGCTGCTTCTTTTCTGCAACTTCAGCCTCAATTGCAATGACCTTGTTTTTGTAAACCTCAAGATTTTGTGCAGCGGCTCGGCCATCTTCCTGCAAATTCTTTTGCATCATTTCGCTTTTGGCTTCGGCAATCTTTTTGTTAGATTCAAGCTCAAGCATTTGAAGCTCATTTGCGCCTTGCTTGGCTACCGCAAATTTAGCTTCTATTTTGGACTTCTCCACTTCAGCAGCTTTGCCTTTGAGCATTCCTTTGTATTTGTCGTACTCATCAATTTCATCTTTTCCATTGCCGACATCTTTGGATGTTGCAGAGCGACCCTGAAGGCGCTGAATTTCCAGCAAGTTCTCTTTGCTTGCCTGCAATGATGCAAGCGTTTTTCTCCAGCCTCTCGCAAAAACAGTGTCCTCGTCTTCTGGAGTTCCAGCCAATTTTTGCTTGATGTCTTCAATCTGCTTGTCAAGCGATTGCAGTGTTTGGGATTGCGTTGGTCCAGACAGTAACTGCTTGAATTCATCCCAATAGTTGCTCATGGCCTTTGTGACCGACTTCCATGCCCCTTCAAGCATTCCAAGCTCACGGCGCTGCTGCTCCAGCTTAGTGTTCAAGGCCACGGCAACAACCTGTGCAGCCTCCTGCTTTTTGTTTGCCTTCTCCAGAGCTTCAATCTGCTTGTATTGCTCAAGCGTCAAGAAGTTCATCTCTTTGTTCAGAGACTTTGCGCCTTCGGCTGTGCCACTCAAGCCACCCTTGAGCTTTTGAGCAGCCTCAGTTGCAGAGACGCCAGCAATCTGGGAATAAGTGATGATTGCCTGAGTCACCGCGCTGATTGACTCACCAGTGAACTGCCCAGAAGAAATCACGGCCATCAAGGCTTCTTTGGTTGTGCCAAGACTTGCCTTGGTTGTTCCGCTTAATGTGTCTGCCAGCTTCTGAAATGATTGTTCTGTAACCCCAGAATAATTGCCAGTCAGGGTCAGCGCATCTTTGAGCTGCTCCATTTCTGTTGCTGCGTCATAAGCAGCTTTTGCAGTTGCACCAATAGCAATCGCAAGGACACCAAAGCCAACAGTAGTAGGCGTAAACAAAGAGCCAATAGCTTTGAACATATTGCCCAAGCCACCCATTGCGTCCTTCAACTGGCCGCCCTGTTGCATCAAAGCAATGAATGGACTTTGACCCGATGCGATCTGCGTGAACAAGTCAGTTGTCTGATATGTCAGGTTCATCTTCTGCTGTTCGTTCATCTTGAACTGAGCACCAGCAGCGCCTTTGGCCGACATGGCAATTTTGTCGTAAGCAGCAGCTTGGTCAAGCAATTGCTTCTTCATGTCTGACGTGGCGTTCTTGAAGCGGCCAGCAGCCATCTCGCGCTCAACCTGAGTGACCTTGGAGACAGTCTTGCCATAGTCATCAGTGGCGTACTTCAGCGCAACAATCTCTTTTGCCGCTGCGTTTGTCTCGCGCTTGATCGCGTCCTTCAATTTCTTGTTTTCAGAAATCGCTTTATCAATAGACGCTGTAAATTCAGCAGTGTCCAGACCAAGGACAACGCCAAGTCGGGCAATATTTTGTGAAGCCATTATTTCTTCCTTCGCGCCAGTTTCTTGGCGTATTCAGGGATTCTGACCGCCAACTGTGATTTTAGTTCAGTAAGGACAGCA